GAAGGTCGCCTCGTAGCCGTAGCGGTCGGAGTCGACGAGGATCGCGTTGTGGAGGTTGAGGTCGCCGACGGTGCTGAACATGAAGTCGAGCCCGGCGATGGTGCCGAAGTTGCCCGTCTGAATGGCCTCGTCGGTGAGGTCAGTCCCTCGCTCGGCGAGGTACGTGAGGATGTCCTGCTTCCCGCGCGGACCGACGAACGCCATGTCCGGCGTGGCTTTGTTCTCCTCGAGCGTCGCGACGCCCTCCTGGATGTCGTCGTACGTGAGGTCGTCGTTCGCGTTGTCGCTCACCGGCGTCCTGGAAGGCCAGCCCGTCGAGGAACTCGGCCATCTCCTGTGCCGCGAGGTCGACGTGGTCGGCGACGAGGTCGAACACGTTGTCCATCACGTCCTCCTCAGGCACTTCGATGATGGTGCCGTACTTCTCGCGGTCGATCTGGACCTTCGTGTACTCCTCACGCGTCGTCGGGTAGCTCGCGGTCGGCGCGACGGCCGACGGCTCGGCGAGCACGTCCTCCGGGTTCGGGACGCGGATGTTATCGGAGTTGATGCCCGTCGCGTCGAGATCACGGAACGCCTCGCGGAAGACGAGCATCTCCTGTAGTCGTTCTTCAACCTGTGCGCGGACCGCCTCCTGAGTGATGATCTGAGGCATGATTAGTCGATGATGTGGACGGGTGCGTCTTCGCCGCTGGCGTACTCGTCGCCGGCGTCAGCGCCGCCTCCGTAGCCGACGACACCGACCGCGTTCGTGTCGGTCGTGTCGTCTGCGAGCGCGAGCGTGCCGCCGTTGAGGCCGACGACGTCGCCAGCCGAGACGGCTTCGCCGGCCTCGTACGTCGCCGGCATATGGCCGCTGACGCGGACGCCGGCGTAGCCTGCCGGGATCGCTTCCTTCGTCGAGAGGCCGGCCGCGCCGCCCTCATCGGTGAGCGCGGAGTAGCCGCCGCTGCCGCTCGCGAGCTGTCCTTCGGTCGCTGATGGGCCGAGCTCGGTCCCGGCCGACACGCCGTCGGCCACGGATGCGAGCACAACGCCCGAGATGACTTCTTCGCCTGGGTTGAGTGCCATGTGTTAGACCTCCGCGAGGACGCTTTCGACGTCCTCATCGGTGAGCTCCGCCACGCGCTCGGCGTGCTGTTCGCGCTGGATCTCCGCGAGTCGCGTCTCCGAGCCGGCCAGGTCGGCCATCGCGGAGCGCAGTTCTGCCACCTCCGCCTGCTCGCTGTCGGAGAGCGTCGCGGTCTGTGGCTCGTCGGAGTCGCCCGACTGGACGTCCGGCTCGACGTCGGCGAGGGTCGCATCCTCGACGGCGTCGAACTTCGCGGCCAGTTCGGCGACGGTGAACTTGTCGACGAGTTCGTCCTCGTCGAAGACGGAGTCGCCAGCGGCGAGCGCCTCGGCGTAGGCGCGCGCCACGTCGGCGCGCTCGTCTTCGAGCTGTTCGACTTCGGTTTCGAGCTCGGCGATGCGGTCCTCCTTCTCGGAGAGCCGCGCGCGGAGCTCCTCTTCAGTGTCGCTCATGTGTGCGTTGTCGGTTGTCGTCTGTGTGTCGGTGCGCTCGCCGCTGGCCTCGGCCTGCCCTGCGCTGGGGCTCATGGCGTCATCGGTGTCGCTGGCCGCCATCTCGGCGTCCTCATAGGCGTCCTCGGGGATCGGGTTCGCGTCCGTGCCCGGCTCGCCGAACTCCCGCCCGAGCGACCGCATCACGCGCTCGGCGGCGTCGCGGGGCATCCCGAGATCGCCCTGGCCGCGTAGGTTCCACGCCGCGTCGACGTTCCCACGGCGCAGTGTGCCGTCGGCGTCGACGAGCGGGAACGACGAGTCGGACTTCGTGTCGCCGGCGTTCAGGTAGTGCGGCTCGAAGCCTTCGCTCGGGATCTCCGACTCGTCGAGTTCGCCCTCGCCGGTGTCGTCGAACTCGACCGGGCCGACGCCTTTCAGGTCGGCCTCGGCCAGCTCATCCATCTCCTCGAGCATCTCCATCAGGTCGTCGTGTGTCGGTCCGGGCATGAAGACCGTATCGCCGCCCTCGCCGTGCGTGTGGACCATCTCGTCGCCCGCGAGGTCCTCGTCGTCGCCGACGCCCATCTCCTCGGCCTTCTCGACCGCCTCGCCGGGGTTCGAGAAGACATACTCGTCCGGTACCTCTGCCATGTTCGCGTCTTCGTCCATGCTGTATGCCATCTCGGAGTCCTCCATCGCGGCCGAATAGGCAGCTTTAGCAGCTTCACCGGGCGGCCGGCTGAGATCTACGATGTCGTTGCCCGTCGCCTTCCGCAGGTCGCTGACACTGCCGTATTCAGAGACGTGCGGGTTTTCAAGCTCGTCGGGGAACGCAGACGTATGCCAGTCGACATAAACGCCTGATTCAGGAAAGTCGACCCCCACCCCTAACACGTCATCATCAAACTGCTCGGCGTCTTCTTCCGGGACGACGACGCGGAAGAAGCGTGTCTCAGCGGACCACTCATCATCACCTACAGCGGCTGCCGCGTCCTCCATCGCGTCCTCGATCTCGGCTTTCGTCTCCTCGAACCATTCGAGATGAAAGCCCCAGAGCGCCTGCTGAACCTCGCCACAGCCGCCCGTCCAGTCCTCCTCGGACCACGTCGTCGGCGCGCCCTCCGCGTCGACGTCGGACTCGTGGCTCGCGAGGTACGTCGCCGGCGAGTTCGACGCGATGTCCCCGCCGTTGACGAGGATCTCCGGCGTGAGCTCGCCGCCGACGATCGCCTCGGCCATCGCCTCGCCGACGCCAGTCCCGCAGTCGCCGATGGCGTCATCGTACTCCTCTTTCGCCTCGAAGCCCGCCTCCACGGCGTTGATGACGCGCTCCGGCGGCTCGATGTCGACCTCGGTCCCGTTGACATCGACGAGGCCGGCGTTCTCGGCGACGTCGTAGCCGTCCGGCGCGAGGTCGTTGTCGTTCCCGTCGTTGAGCGGCCGGTCGGCCATCAGGTCCTCGAGGAACGCGTTCACACGGGCATACGCCCACTGCTGCTGTGTCGCGCCGGCGTTCGAGTTCAGCCACGCGCCAGCGCCGCGTCGGAACACCTTCTTGAGCATCCCGAGCGTGACCTGTTTCGACTCTGGCGCACCCTCGTTGTGTTCACCCACCTTGTTCTCAAGGCCTTCCTCCACTTCGTCGCTGATCTCGATGTCTGAGGCGTCGCCGTCGGTTGAGGCGGGCGCATCCTCCTCGAGTGCGGCGTGGATGGCCGTCGCCGAGAGTGCGGCCGCCTCGCCAGCCGTCGCCGACGCCGAGGGTGCTGCGCCGCGCTGGACGAGCGAGAGCCCGGTGAACTGGATGTTCGTCGCGAGCATCGCCTCGCCGCGATCCGTCTCGACGGTGCCGCCGTCAGCGTGCCGCGCCTCGATGGACACCTCAAGATGGCCGCCGGCCGCCTGCTCGGCCAGCGATGCGTCGTCGAGCGCGGCCTCGTAGATGACGCCACGGTCGGCGTCGAAACCGGCGCGCACGACCTCTCCGACAGTCTGCTCGCTGTGGAGCGGGTTGACCGGCGTCCCCTCGAGTGACGACGCGGCCGCCCGGAGCTCCTCGGCCGTCCAGACCTTCTGATCGCCGGAGAGCCCGCGGGTGATGTCGCCGACGCCGACCGCGACGCCGTTGATGAGCTGCTCGTCGTCACCGGCGAGGCCGGCGACCTGTCCTGTCAGTGTTGTCGTTGACATAGTCTCACTCGATGACCGGTAAGATAGCGCACCGACACTGCGGGTGCACGGGCGGCTTCACCGGGTAGGTGCCTTCGAGATGGTCGGGTTCTGACTCCGAACTCTCGAAGCTGAACGTCGCGTCGCGCATCGCGTCAGCCGCGAACTCCGCGCCCTCGATGGCCTCACAGATCGGGCAGACGCGGTCGTCGTCCGCCGTCGCGAACTCTCCGGAGACGGTCGCGCCCTCGACACCGGCCCGCTCGTAGCGATCGAGCGTCGCCTCGCTGTATGAGTTGATCACTTCCGTCCGCGCCAGCACTTCCGCACGCGTTCGCTGGATCGTGCGGAGTTCCTTCGTCAGCCGGCGCGCCATCTCCTTCGGGTTGATGCCCTCGGCGAGCCCGGTCGTCAGCACGTCGCGCACGGCCGGCGCAGCCTCACTCGTCACGGACTCGGTCTGCTCATACGTCCGTGTATAGAGCCGACGCAGCTGCTCTGTCGGCACGCCGAGCCGGAGGACGTCCTCAACGTTCTCCGTCGAGACGCCGGCGTTCTGCAGCCGTTCGCGTGCCTGTTCCCAGCCCTGGACGTACGCCGCGCGGATGTACGTCGCCGTCCAGTGTTCGCCGTTCTCCACCTCGCGGCGGACCGCCGGCTCGAGCACTTCGGCGTCGAGCTTCTCGCGGAGCCACTTCACGAACGCGCGCGTCTTCCCGCCGTCCGTCGGGAAGCGCTCCACGTCGTCGGCATCGGCGAGTCGCGAGTCCTGCGCCAGGTGGAGGACGTCATCCTCGTACCCGACCGCGTCGCGCACGACGCCGCGAACACGCTCGAACCGGTGGCGGAACTCACGGAGGAGCCGCTGTCGCAGCGACTCCGTGTTCGTCGGGTCACGCAGCTGTCGCAGCCGCGCATCATGCGTGTGCGTGTGGTCGTGGTCCATCACTCTCGCCACTGCTCAGTCAGTAAGACCCGGTCCTTCATCGCGGCACAGAACGGCGCGGTCCGCCCGATCTCTCCGCGCATCTCCCGCTGACAGCCGCTGAACGAGCCGTTCATCCCGGCCCACGCTTTCAGCAGGATGACGCGGTTCGGCGTCGGCGACTGTCGCCAGCTCCGCGGGTAGTCCCAGTCGGTCACGCCGAGCTCCGCGATCGTGTCCGCCTCGGTGCCCGCCTCGGCGAGGTGTGTGTCCATCATCGCCTCGGCTTCGGCGGCGGCGTCGGTCGCGTCCTCAACGCCCTCGACCTCGATCGTTGTCGCGGAGAGGTCGCTCGCCGAGTAGAGGTCAAACGCCGGCCGGCCGCCCTCGGTCGCCACGACGTACGTCGGTGAGTCCGAGGAGGCTTCGACCGCGCGCCCGGCGAAGGTGTCGTCGCTGGTGAAGACGTCGACCACGACGCCGAGACCGTCCGGGGTTTCGACCTCGTCACCCTCGCCGTAGCGCGTCGCGAGGTACGCATCACGGAACGTCTCGCGCACGCGCGCGTCCGCCTCGTTCGGCAGCGACGCCATCGCGTCCGGGCCGGCGTCGGGCGCGTCCGGGAGTTCCGGCGCAAGTCCCAAGAACGTCTCGCGCACCTCGTGCGGCGGGACGAGCTGCTCGACGGCCCCACCCGGCGCGGCGGCCTTGAGTCCCTGCATCAGCTGGCTGAACGCCTCGGGGTCAACGCTCTCATCGTTGAGTGGGTTCTCGGCTTCCGGCGGCTCGATGACGAGGCCGACGTCGACATCGAGCTCCCGTTCGGCTTTCGCATCGCCGAACATGAACTCGCGCGCCTTCTGGTGGAGCAGTTCGTGGAACGCCGACTCAAGCCGGTCGCGCTCACGACTCACCTCCTCGCGATAGTCGTCCTGCTGGACGGACGTCACATCGCGGTTGATGTCGCCGGCGAAGCCGACGCGATACAGCGGCGTCGGCAGCGCCGCGAGGATGTACTCGATCTGCTGCTGAATCTGCTCGACGTTCGACGGCACATCACTGTCGAACTGCTGCGTCTCCGCAGCGTAGTTCGTGACGTTGACGCGCTCGGGGTCACTCGGGTCGAATGAGTCCAGCAGCGCCCGCGCTTCGTCCTCGTCGTCAGTGTCGACCTGGACGATCCAGTGACCGTACCCGACCGCCTTAATCGCCTGCGCCGTGTCGTCGAACATCTCACGCAGCTGCTCCGAGCGCTCGATGACGGAGAGCGTGTCCGGCTCGCCGTAGATCGCACCCGTATCGGGATCGTTCGAGATGACCGTGACGTCGTCGAGCGCGAACGGGATGTCGTCGCGCTCGTCGAACGAGCCGAGGATGTCGTCAAACTGAACGAACGCCGCCGCGCGCCCGGCTGGCGTTCGGGGCGCATCATCAAACCGCGTCTGGTCGCCGCCGCCCGGCTTGATCGCGACCGTCTCGGAGTCCATCTCGAGGTCATCCGGCTGCAGCAGGATGCGCTTTCCCGAGCGATGATACGCCGTCGTCTCCTCAGCCTTGAACGCGCGGAGTCCGAGGATGTACTCACGCTCGCGCGGGTCGTCGTACGCGTGTTCGACGAACGCCGTGCCGCGTCGCCCGCGGAGGTCGATGAGCACGTCCTCGAGGAGGTCTGAAAAGTCGCGGTTGAACCGCCCACCGATGATCGCAGCCGAAGCGAGCCAGCTCTCGAGCGCGTCTGACAGCTCCATGCCGCGGAACTCGCTGAAGCGGTAGTCGTTCGGCACCGTCGGCTCGCCATCGCCGTCCGGCACCGAGACGTCGACGCGGTAGCCCGGCTCGGTGACGTCAGCCGCGAAGTTCCGGATCGGCTGACGGATGAGCGGATTCTGGTAGTATTCTTCCGTCGCCCGCTCTATGTCCTCTTTCTCTGGCTCCTGCGTGTGCTCCTCACGGCCGATGGCGATCGGGCGCTCATCGCGCGCCTGTGGAGACGGGTCGCCGTCCTGCGAGGGCGCAAGTCGGGCGACTGTCCGTCGAAGCCGGGCCGTCAGTGAGGTGTCGTCGCTCATGGTCAGAGTCAGAGTTGAAACGCGAGGACATCGTCGCTCGATGCCGGCCCGTTGAACGCATCGACGGCCAGCGCGAGCGCGTCCGGATGGTCGTCGTGGCCGCCGTCTGGGTGTGTGATCTTCGTCTTCCCGCCGGCGGTTAGCGAGTAGGTCAGCTTCTTGAGCTCACGCATGAGGTGCGGATGATGCGCGACAGAGACGTCGTCCGCCTCGAGCGCGGCCTTGAGGCCGTTGTAGAGCGACTGTTTCCGGTCGATCGTGAACTTGATACCGTTCACAGCGCGCCCGCCGACCTCGTCCTCGAGCATCTCGACGACACCCGCGCCGAGGCCGGTCTCGTCGACAGCGATCGTCGCCGGGGAGTGTCGGTCGTAGAGTCGGGCCAGCTCGCCGCTCGCCTCCGTCAGCGTCATGTCGGCGTCAGAGACGAGCACCTTCGCCGCGCCTGAGCTGTCGACACCGACGATGGCCGTCCGGTCATCGCCGGCGCGTGCGATGTCAGCCCCGACCGCGACGAGGTCGTCGACGTCGAAGCCCGCGTCGCCAGTCGCGTCATCGATGAGCTCCGGCGAGAAGAAGCGATCCGACGAGCCGATGAACTCGCCGAGATACTCCTGCCGCCACGTCCGTGGGTCCGCCTTCCGCTGGCGTTCTGCGAGCCACTCGGGGTCGACGAGCGGCGAGATAGCGGTCGGCCAGCGCGGCGAGAACCAGTCGTCGTCGAGGCGACACTTCTCGAAGAAGTAGCCGGCATCACCCGCCGGCGTACTCGTGAGAACGAACGTGTGCGTGTCGTGTGTCGTAAAGAACGGCTCGATGACATCCTCGAACACGGAGTCCGGCGCGAACGCCGCCTCGTCGACGATGACGAACCGGGGATTCTTCCCACGCTGCCCGACGCCGTCGACGCCGAGCGTCCGCGAGAGCAGGCGACCACCGTGGTCGAACGCCCACTCCCGTTTGTTCTCGGTCTCGACACCGAGCGAGAGGCCCATCGCCGCCAGCCGCTCCGCCGCCGTCTCGAGCAGCGACGTCGCCTCGCGCATCATCTCGTCCGCCGTCTCCTGGAACGGCGCGGCGATGAGGACGTCCTCGCCCGGCGTCGTCGCGATCTCGTCAGCTGCGAGCGCCGCACCGATGAGCGTCTTCCCGACCTGTCGACCGGGCTGGATGGCGACCTTCGGCGTCGCCGTCGACTCGACGTAGTCGATGAGGTCACGCTGGTAGTCGAACGGGTCAACGCCGAACAACACCGCGATACGCTCGGCGCGCGACAGCTCGCCGAGCCGTCGCTTCGCATCGCTCGCCTCGAGTCCCTCAAAGTCGTGAATCGAGACGTCGACACCGTGGTCGCGCGACTCCGGCAGCTCGACGCCGGCGGCGTAGTCAGCTCGTGCGACACTCATGCGTCGTCGATCACCTCAGCGAGCGTCGCCGTCGCCGACGCCTGTGCCGAGTCCGGGTCGTCCATCACGCCGAGGTCCTTCAGGATCTTCGCGTTCGTTCGCTTGATGCGGTCGCGAGGCATATGCGCGGGATTCTCCTCGAGCTCCACGATCGGCTCACCGCTCTCCGAGACACCGACCACCTGCTCCGTGAGGAACTCGTCCAGATACTCGTTCGCGTGCCGGAGTCGGGCCTGGTCGATCGCGACCTCGCAGAGCTGGTCGACTTTCGCCGTGCTCTCGAAGCCGAACGGAGCGTCATCGACGTAGCTCTCGACGAGCGCCTTCACGAGCGGCGAGGCATCCTCACGGTGTCGCTTGAACCACTTCTCGCGGTCGGAGCGAAGCCCGTGTGTCTCCGCGTTCCCGTTTCCTTCGGGTGCGCCATCTGATGCGCCACCGTGGAATTTGCACGGCCCGCTATCGTTATCGGTGCCCCAGCCCGCCGGGTGGCCGCACCGCTCACCGTCTCTGTTCGTCGCTGGACAGCGTTCGTCATCGTCCATGGGGTTATTTCGTCATCGTCAGCCTCAGTCGCTCGCATCGTCCGTCGCCGCGTTAAATCGCCGGATCTCCTTCGGTGAGACGCCGAGCCGTTTCGCGAGCGCGGCGACTGTCAGCCGCGCCAAGTCGCTCGTTGGGATCGCTCCGAGGCCGACGCCGAGGAGAAGAAGTTCAAGATCTCGTGTCTCTGACTTTGCACCGGGAAGGCCGAACTGCTGAACCGCGTGTTCGCGACAGAACACGACGTATTCGCTGGGGTTACAGAAGCCGACGACGCGTGTCGGGCGGTCATCACAGCCGCTAAACTGACACACGTCCGGAGCCTCGCCCGCCCGTGGCGGTGAGTCGAAGCCGTCACTGGTCGCCATCTTGCACCTCCTGATACGCCTGCAGCAGCGCTGCGTAGTCGGAGAGCTCGAGGCCGTTGTAGCCACCGAGCACCGCCAGTGCGAGCGTCGCGATGAGCGTCGGGTCGCCGCCCGCGGCGATGCCGTAGCCGCCGATCGCGATGATGCCGACGTTCACCAGGAGCGACCGCGCTATCTTGAGCGTCTTTATCATCGATAAGTCAGATCGGTCCCTCTCGAGCGTCTGTCGGTACTCGTCGACCTGCCGGGTCGAAACGTACCACGGGCGCGCGTTCGTGCGTTGTGCGTCGCTCATGACTCACGCCTCATCGCCACTCGTGGAGGTCCAGCGGGTCGTTCATCGACAGCCACGCGCTCGACGACGCCGGGTCATAGAAGGCGAGCGCATCCGGCTCGCCATCGGTCGTGAACACGCGGACCGTGTC